GCATTGCCAACTGTTGGCGGTGAAACTGTCTATCAAACATGGGATATCACCGCCCCCGCCACCGAAGCCGCCCGCCAATGGGCCGGATGGGGTACCGCCCTCAAACCCGCGTTGGAACCCATCACCGTCGCCCGCAAGCCGCTTATCGGCACGGTAGCCGAGAATGTGTTGGCGCACGGCACGGGTGCGCTGAATGTGGATGGGTGCAGGGTAAAACTTGCCGCCGATGAGGACGCCACAGCGTTGCAAGCACGGTCTGGAGGCGTGCGCGGGTTTGCAAACGAGTATGTCGGCGGTAAGGCAAAGGGCGCTCCGCCAACGGACATGAGAGCAGGCCGCTGGCCCGCCAACCTGATACACGACGGCAGCGAGGATGTGGTGGGGCTGTTTCCTGTAACGGGGGCGAGTAAAGCCGCGCCTAGAGGCGGTACAAATCCAAATCCTATGGATTGGGGAAACGGGAGAACAGACGGGGATATTGTGAAAGGCCACACCGACAACGGAGGCAGCGCCGCCCGCTTCTTCTACTGCGCGAAGGCGAGCAAGCGGGACAGGGACGAGGGGCTGAAGGGGTTTGAGGAAAAACCGACCGTTTCTAATATGTGCAGCGGCAGCGTACAGCAAAGCGGCGAAGGAGAGCGGCTGGACGGAAACCCGCTGCCAAAACGCGCCAATAACCACCCCACCGTCAAACCCACCGACCTGATGCGCTACCTCTGCCGCCTTGTCACCCCACCGGGCGGCACCGTCCTTGATCCGTTCATGGGGTCAGGCTCAACGGGTAAAGCCGCGATGCTGGAAGGCTTCGACTTCATCGGCATTGAGCGTGACCCCGAGTATGTCAAGATTGCTGAAGCGCGGATTGGTGCGGCACGCAGGCTGCTTTGATACAATCACCCCATGAACCACAAGCCCGCCGCTACCTTTGTCGCCACCTTGCTGCATAGCGCAACGGTCGCGCACCTGATGCACTTGCAGACGAAATCCTATGCAACCCATGTGGCGCTCGGGGACTACTACGACGCCATCGTGGGACTGGTGGACAAGTACGCCGAAGCCTATCAGGGCTGTTACGCCATCATCGACGAGTACCCGGCAACCTTCCCCATCGCAAAGGAACCGAAAGGCTACTTCAAGCGCCTTTACGAGTTCGTAGACGCAGCCCGTAAAACGCTGCCGAAGGAATCGCACCTCGACAACATCGCGGACGAAATCAGCGAGTTGATTGATTCGACGCGGTATAAACTCAACAACTTGTCGTAACATGGCAGAACCTAACCGCATCGCCGCTGCATTAGAGTACCTCGGCAAACTGCGTCGGCAGATAGCCAACACGCAGGGCGTAGCCGTACCCGATGACTACGGGCAGCGGTTCGGCGCACCGGGCGAACCTGTCCCAAGTCTTAACCAAGTCGGCCAGTCGGTCAGGGGCGCGGCGCAGCGCATGACGAGCCTTGACGCTCCCGCTTCGCAGGGCATGGGCGACACGGCGCTAGACATAGCCGCAGGCTTTACCCCGTTGCAGTACCCGCAGGCTGCGCGAGACTTTGAGCGATCCCGGCGCACAGGCGACAAACTCGGCATGGGACTGGCTACCCTTGCGGCGGTGCCTGTTGTGGGCGGCGTGGCGAAGGCGGCGGGTGAGGCGCGGGCGGCAGCAAAAGCAGCGCAAATTGACATTCCTAGCGTTTTGTATCACGCAAGCCCAGTAAAAGGGTTAAAAGAACTTGACCCCAAAAAAGGCATGGAAGTTCCCGGCACAACTTGGTTTAGCGATAATTCTGAAGTCGCAGAAGATTACATTTACCCAAGAGAATACGGAGAGATTTTGTTTGACGAGCCTGCGGGAGAAGTTTACGAAGCGTCATTGTCAATGAAAAACCCTCTTGTCGTTGATTTTGAAGGCGCTGTGGGCGATGCAATGAGGTTGTCTGGGTTGGCTGAAAAGGCAAAAAGAGAAGGCTATGACGGCCTGATTATCCGCAATGTTGATGATACGGTCGGCAGTACAAAGGTCTTGGGTACCAGTTACGCCGTGTTTGACAAAAAGCAAATTAACTTGTTAAAAAACGCCCGAAAGTAAAGGCCGCGATTGTTTCACACAATAAACAATTCAGGAATATTTACCTATGCCAGCAGGTCGCCCCAAAGGTAGTCCCAACAAGGCCACAGCCGCCGCGCGGGAGGCCATAGCGCGATTCGTGGACGGCAATGCCGACCGGCTACAGGGCTGGTTAGACGAGATACACCGCGACCGTGGAGCAGAGGCGGCGTTCGGCTGCTTTACCTCGTTGTTGGAATACCATGTGCCGAAGTTGCAGCGCAGCGAGGTCACGGGCAAGGACGGCGAAGCGCAGCGCATAGTAATCACATGGGGCAATCCCGTTGACTGAAATAGTCCTGCCGTACAACCCACGGCGGGCCTTCCTTCCTTTCCACGACCGCACGAAGCGGTGGGCCTGCCTCGTCGCGCATCGCAGAGCCGGGAAAACAGTCGCAGCGGTAAACGACATCATCCGCGCTGCCGTGATGTATACCGGGCCTAACGGCCTGTTCGGGTATGTCGCGCCTTACCAGAATCAGGCTAGGCGCATCGCGTGGGACTACTTCAAGTTCTACGCCGCCCCGCTGATCGCGGACGCTAACGAGCAGATGATGACCTTAACGCTGCTCAACGGCGCAAAGGTCGGGCTGTTTGGCGCAGACAACGCAGACGCCATGCGCGGTCTAGGCTTCAGCGGCATTTACCTCGACGAGTACGGCGACTTTCGGCCCTCGGTGTTCGGCAACGTCATACGCCCTGCGCTTTCGGACAAACAGGGGTGGGCGGTCTTTGCCGGTACGCCGAAGGGCAAGAATCAGTTCTGGGACATTTACCAGACGGCGCAGCGGATACCGGATGAGTGGTTCATGCTGCGGCTCCCGGCCTCAACAAGCGGCCTGCTGCCGGTATCGGAACTCAACGCAGCACGGGCGCAGTTGAGCGAAGACCAGTACCTGCAGGAATACGAGTGTTCCTTTGAAGCCGCCATTCTCGGCGCGTTCTACGGTAAAGAAATGCGTGAGGCGCAGGATCAGGGACGCATCGGGCGCGTTAAGCACGACGAGCATTTGAAGGTCTATACCGCATGGGACTTGGGCTACAAGGACGATACCGCCATCTGGTTTTACCAAGTGCTGCGCGGTGAAGTGCGCGTCATCGACTTTTACTCGGTCAGCGGTGCGAGCATTGAGCAGATAGCGGATGCGGTGAAGGTAAAGCCATACCGCTACGCCAAACACTACCTTCCCCACGATGCCCGTGCAAAAACACTAGCGGCGGCTGGTAAAAGCATCATCGAACAACTGGCATCGCATCTGGGCTTTGCGAACCTTGCCGTAGTGCCTGAACTGTCGGTGCAGGACGGCATTCAAGCGGTGCGTCAGGTCTTGCCGCGCTGTTGGTTCAACGAGGACGGGTGCAGGGACGGCATCGAAGCGTTGCGGCAGTATCAGCGCGAGTACGACGAGGACAAAAAAGCGTTTAGGCAGACGCCGCGCCACGATTGGGCTTCGCATCCGGCTGATGCTTTTCGTATGCTAGCATTGGCATACAGAGAGGACGCGCCGACAACGGAGCGCCCTGCGGAACCTCGACCGCTGATGGTCGGGCCAACCAACACCGCTACGCTTAACGATATGTGGGCGACGGCGCAGACGAGTCGGAGAACACGGATATGAGTACGGCTGATCCCTACCGCTTCCAATATGAAACGGTCGCGGCCTCGCAGACTAACCAAGTCCTCGGCGGCACGGGTGCAATCGGTGACTACCTGCACCGCGTTATCGTTGTTGTTAACACCGCCGCCACCTCGACGGTTACGATTCTCGACAACGCAATCACGGTCTTTACGATGCCCGCTAACACCTCGGTCGGCGTGTATAGCCTAGAGGTGAACGCTGTTAGCGCCTCGGGTGCGTGGCGCGTGACCACGGGCGCGGGCGTGACTGTCGCCGCTGTGGGCATCTTCTCGGCGTAATGGCTGACCGTCGCCGCATCGCTGCTGCGCTGGAGTACCTCGGTGCCATGCGCGACCGGGCGGCAGAGTTTGGCTCTGGCGTGGCGGGTACGCTTGCCAATCGTGCGCGTGATGTTGGCGGGCTGGCCTACGAAGCCTTGACGAGCGACCCCAACATCGGACGGATGAACACGGCAGAGTTTGCCCAAGCCGCCGCCTCTCGCGCTCCTACGCCGCGTCTGGACGCCGCAGGGCAAGGGGCGGTGGAGTTGGGGCGGGCTGTCCTCACGCAGCCTGTGCAGACGGGTAAGGCGCTTGTGCAAGGCGAGGTAGATCGTGCGCGTCAGGCGATGACCAGTCCCCGCGCTGCCGGTGAGTACGCGGGGTCAATGGTTGACCCGCTGCGCCTTGCGTCTGCGCTGCGCCGTGGGCCGATGTTGGAACTGGAGGGCTATCAAGGCTCCCCGCACAAGTTTGAGCCTACGCCAGACAATCCTTTGGGCGAACTTGACTCGTCGAAGATTGGCACGGGCGAGGGGGCGCAGGCTTACGGGCATGGGCATTACATAGCCGAAAGCCGCAAGGTGGGCGAAGGGTATAGAAAACAACTTGCGCCCGGATTTATTCGTACTGTTGATGGGGTTGATTACGACAGCAGTAATCCAAGTCACTTGGCTGCGTCTTATGTTCAGATGTTTGGCAAGCGCGGGTTTTCAATAGAAAAAATCGCAAATATGCTTGAAGAAAGCGGGCATAAAGACGCCGCACAAATTGTTAAATCTGGCAATGTTGGAAATTTTGGCAAAATGGGGGAAAGGCCAAGCGGCTACCTCTACACCCTCGACCTCCCCGACGAGATGATCGACCGTATGCTTGATTGGGATAAGCCGTTGAGTGAGCAGCCGGAGGCGGTGCGGAAGGTTTTGATGCCGATGGTGATGGCCAAAATGAAGGAGCGCGGCACCCCGCCACACGCTCTTGAGTATTCTGCCAATCGCGCATTAGGCGGCGATATTGTCAAAAATCTGTTTGTCGGCAACGGGGTAACGAGTAAAGATGTTAGCCGGATGCTTCAAGAAGCAGGCATCCCCGGCGTTCGCTACTTTGACGCAGGCAGTCGCGGCGGCGACTCTGCGACCGGAACGCGCAATTTCGTCGTGTTCCCCGGTGAGGAAAAGAAGGTCAAAATCTTGAGGCGCGAATGATGGAACCTGAAACCAGCCCCGTGCAGAAGTGGCTCGGCGTCATCGCGTCGTATGACTCCGAGTTTGGCAAATGGGAAGCGCGGGCGAAGAAGATTCTGAAGCGTTACCGCGATGACACTCGCGGGCAGACGAACAACGAAACCGCCAAGTTCAACATCCTCTGGTCGAATGTCCAGACGCTTGTGCCTGCGGTGTTCGCCCGGTTGCCGAAGGCTGATGTATCGCGGCGGTTTGGCGACAACGATCCGGTGGGGCGTGTAGCGGCTACGCTTGTCGAGCGGGCGCTAGACTTTGAGATTGAGCACTACCCCGATTTCCGCGCTGCCATGCGGTATGCGGTCGAGGACAGGTTCCTCCCCGGGCGCGGTATTGCATGGGTGCGGTACGAGCCTCATGTCACGCGCATCGGCGTAGGCGATGAAGGGCTGCAGTTGACCGAGGACGTTGAGGGCGCGGACTTGGAGCGCATCGAATACGAGTGCGCCCCTGCCGACTATGTGCATTGGAAGGATTTTGGACACTCTACGGCGCGGACGTGGGAGGAGGTGACCTGCGTATGGCGGTGGGTGTACATGACCCATGAAGCCCTCGTAGAGCGTTTTGGCGAGGACAAGGCAAAGGTCATCCCGCTGGACTCTGGCCCCGAGCCGCTTAACGCCTACAACGAGCGCAAGCGGGTAAACAACCGCGCCAAGATATGCGAACTGTGGGACAAGACCACTAAGCGCGTGTTCTGGTTCTGCAAGGGCTACCCGCAGATCATTGACGAGCGCGACGACCCGCTTGGTCTGGAAGGCTTCTTCCCCTGCCCTCGCCCGCTGTACGCCACCACGACGAGCGACACGCTGGTTCCGGTGCCGGACTTCACGCTTTACCAAGACCAAGCCGCCGAGTTGGATATCCTGTCCGACCGCATCGACGGACTGGTAAAGGCGCTGCGCGTTCGCGGCGTGTATGACGCATCGCAGCCTGCGTTGCAGCGATTGCTGACCGAGGGCGAGAACAATTCGCTTGTCCCGGTCGACAAGTGGATGGCGTTTAGCGAGAAGGGCGGGCTGAAGGGGTCGGTTGACCTGCTGCCCATTGATCAGATTGCCGGTGCGCTGATTCAATGCTATTCGGCCCGTGAGCAAATCAAGGGTCAGATTTACGAGATTACGGGTATCTCGGACATTATCCGAGGCCAGACTGCGGCGAGTGAGACAGCGACGGCGCAGCAGATCAAGGGGCAGTACGCCTCGCTCCGCTTGCGGTCGATGCAAGAGGATGTGGCGCTCTTTGCTACGGAACTGCTGCGGTTGAAGGCGCAAATCATCTGCACCAAGTTCCAGCCGCAGACCATCCTTGCCTACGCCGCTGCCGAGCAGATGAGCGATGCGGATAAGGCTGTCATCCCGCAGGCGCTAGAGTTGTTGCAGGACAGCCCGCTGCGTAACTTCCGCATCGACGTTGCTGCGGATAGCCTCGTGCAGATTGACGAAGCGCAGATGAAGCAAGACCGCATGGAGTTCTTGCAGGCGTTCGGCGGGTTCATGCAGCAGGCGTTGCCGGTCGCCGTTGCCCGTCCCGAGATGGCTCCGATAATGTCTGAACTGATGAAGTTCGGCGTTCAGGCGTTTAAGCAGGCGCGTCCGCTAGAGGGTGCCATTGAGCAGGCGATGGAGCAGATGAAGGCAACGCAGGGCCAGCCTTCGCCAGAGCAGCAGGCCGCAGAGGGTCAAGCGCAGGTCGAGCAGCAGAAGGCGCAAGTTCAGATGCAGTTAGAACAGGCGAAAATGCAGCAGGCGCAACAAGTTGAGGGCGCTAAATTGCAGATGGAGCAGCAGCGTATCGCCGCCGAGCAGCAGGCCGAGGCCCAGAAGATGCAGTTTGAGGCGCAGTTAAAGGCGCAGGAAATGCAGAACAAGACCGAGTTGGAGAAGTGGAAAGCCAATCTCGACGCGCAGACGAAAATCCTCGTGGCGCGTATTTCTGCTAATCCGGGTGCGGATATCCCCAACATCGAAGCGCAAGCCTCTCAGACGCAGCAGATGGCGCAGGCTGTGGGTGGGGACTTGCAAAAGGTTATGATGGGCTTACAGCAGATGCAGACACAGCAGGCACAACAACACGCCGAGACGCTTGCGTACTTGCAGACGGCTATGCAAGCGATGTACGCGCCAAAGCGTATTATTCGCGGCGCTGACGGTAGAGCAGCGGGCGTTGAGATTGTGCGCGATCAACAGGCGATAAATTGAGGTAAACATGGCTACTTACAACAAGTTCAATGCGTGGGCTGAAAACATGCCGGAAGGTGCCAACCTCGGCACCGACCAGTTCGTGATTGCCCTCTCCAACACCGCGCCGGTTGCGACCAACAGCGTGTTGGCTGATATCACGCAGATTTCGTATACCAATCTGTCCTCGCGCAACGTCACGACGACGAGCGCATCGCAGACAAGCGGCACCTTTACGCTTGTCCTTGCGGACTTGGTGATGACGGCATCTGGCGCTGTCGGCCCGTTCCGCTATGTCGTGCTGTTCGATGACACCGTGGCGGGTGACCCGCTTGTGGGCTGGTGGGACTACGGCTCGTCAATCACGATGGCGAACGGTGAAACCTTCACGGTGGACTTCACCGGCGCTGCGATCACGTTGAGTTAATCGTGATTCTCCTTACCTCCACCTCCGACCTCATCCGGCTCACGACAAGTGACGCTGGCGCGGTCCATGTGCAGGCGTCGTATGTAGACCTGTCTGGGTCTACGGTCACGCCGGGGCGCACGAATACCGTCATCTCGACGGCTACGACCACAACGGTGGTGGGGTCGCCTGCATCCTCGACGCAGCGCAACCTCAAGTCGCTGATCGTGTTCAACGATTCCGCGACCGCTGCGAACAAGGTCACGGTGTTCCACACGGACGGCACCACGGCGGTGGACTTGTATCAGGTCTCGCTTCCGGCGCAGACGGGTGTGGTCTACACCGATGGTCAGGGCTGGACGCTCTACGGCAACACGCGCCCGACCAACACGCAGACCTTCAGCGCCAACGGCAACTGGAACAAGCCGACGGCGTTCACGCCGAAGGTGGTTCTGGTTCGCGCGTGGGGCGCGGGCGGTGGTGGCGGTGGCGGTGGAAGCCTGTCCACGGCTGTTGTCACGAAGGGCGGTGCAGGCGCGGGCGGTGCGTGTCGCGTGGAGGCCATCTTTACGGCTGACGCGCTGACCAACACGGTGAGCGTGACCATCGGCGCGGGCGGCGCTGCGGGTGCTGCGGGCGCGGCTGGCGCTGCGGGTGGTTCTGGCGGCATCGGTGGCAATACCACGTTCGGCGGCTACCTCACGGCCTACGGCGGTGGCGGTGGCGAGGGCGGCGCGATTTCGGCTGTCGCAACGGGTGGCGGTGGTGGTGGTGGGTGCCATGCTGCGGGCGGGTCTGGCGCTGCTGCTGCGGCTGGCACCGGAGGACTGCCGACCGGGTCAACGACCGCGCCCGGTATTGCCGGGCAGGGAATGTCCGGCACCAATGCCTCCTCGACCACGCATTACGGATGGGAGGGCGGCGGTGGCGGCGCTGGTTCTACAAGCGGGCCGCTCAGCGTTGCAGGAGGCGGAGGCTCCGTGTGGGGCGGCGGCGGCGGCGGGTCGGGCGGGCATCGAAACGCAACTCCTGCAACCGTGATGGGTTCTACTGGTGGTGGCAACCTTTCTAGCGTTGCCAACGGCGGTTCAGTAGGCGTAAACGGCGCGACTCCCACGGCGGGCGGTCCCGGCTCGGCTACTAACGGCGTGTTTGGCGGTCAGGGCGGCGGTGGCGGTGGCTCGACGGTCACGGCCTCGACGAACGGCGCTGCGGGCGGCGCGGGTGGTCTTGGCGGCGGTGCAGGCGGCGGCGGTGGCGCGGGCAACGACCCCGGCACGGGCGGCGCTGGTGGCGTCGGTGGCGACGGGTACTGCATCGTAATGGCGTGGTGACGCCGTGATTCTGCTGACCTCGACGGCGGACAAGGTTCGGGTGGTCACGGGATCGGCGGGGACGATTTCCGTACACGCGTCATTCGTTGACCTTTCCGGCACCACGGTCACGCCTGCCCGCACGAATACGAGCATCACGACTGCGACCACGACCGATGTGGTTGCATCGCCCGCGTCCTCGACTCAGCGCACGGTCAAGGTGCTGTCCGTGTTCAACGATGGCGCAAGCCAGACCGTGACGGTGCAGCACACGGACGGCACGACCACGGTTGACCTTTGGGCGGGCACGCTCGCCGCGCAGTCCGGCATCGTGTTTGATGAGGTCTGCGGGTGGAAACTGCTCGGCGCGGAAACGCCTGCCGACATCCAAACGTTCACGATGCCCGGTGGTCGCTGGAATAAGCCGACCTCGTTCACGCCTCAGTTCGTGCTGATGCGGGCGTGGGGCGGCGGCGGCGGCGGCGGCGGCGGCGCGAGCCTTGCGACTGCTGTTGTCGCAAAGGGCGGCAGCGGTGGCGGTGGCGGCGCGATGGCGACTGCTATTTTTCCTGCGGCGCTTTTGCCTGATGCGCTCACGGTTGCGATTGGCGCGGGAGGGGCGGCCGGACTTCCCGGTGCTGCGGGCGCTGTGGGTAACGCTGGCGGAGGTGGACAGTCCACACGAATTGCGACATCAGGAAATGCGACTGGCTTAGGTGCAGTTCCCGCGTATCTGTTTGTCAGCGGCGGCTTCGCAGGGGGCGGCGGCGCAATTTCTGCCACCACAACCGCTGGAGGCTCTGGCGCGTCCTCTCATTCGAACGGCGTGGGAAACATCACGGGCGCCGGGTATTCGACCTCTGGCACGACAGGCGCCACCGGCGCAACCAACGGCCCGGCATGGGAAGGCGGCGGCGCAGGCGGTGGTAGTAGCAATACGCCTGTCTCAAACGCTGGTGGCCGTTCCCAATGGGGCGGCGGCGGTGGTGGTTCTGGTGGGCATCACAACGCGACGCCTGCTGTTGTCGCGGCCTCTGCCGGTGGACTGACTGGCCCCACGGTCGGCTCGACTGCATCGGGCGGCGGCGGCGCTGCGGGAACCTCTGGCGCGACTCCAACGGCGGGCGCGAACGGCGTCGACGGTACGAACGAATACGGCGGCACCGGAGGTGGCGGTGGCGGCACTACGGTTGCAGCATCGACCAACGGCGCGAACGGCGGTCGCGGCGGCCGCAACGGTGGCGGCGGTGGCGGCGGCGGTGTTGGAATGAACCCCGGCCTTGGTGGGCGCGGCGGTGCAGGTGGCGACGGTTACGCGGTGATCATGACATGGTGAACAAGAGACGATTTGCGATCGTGCGCGAGGCTGACGGCTTCGTGGTCAACGTGACGGTGTGGGACGGCATCACGCCGTGGAACGACCTGCCCGATGGGCAAGTGGCGATGGAGTGTCCGGCGCAGGTCGGCCCAACTTGGTCGTACATCGACGGCGAGTGGGTCGAGCCGCCGCCCGCTCCGCCCCCGACTGACCCGCCTCCTTCAGATCCCCCGGCTGACGAGTAACCCGTGGCACGGGTCGGCACATTTGACCCGCAACTGGAGCCGCGCGCGTGGTTTGACACGCAGGCGCTGCCGGAAGGTTGGTTCGTTGATGACCTGATTCCGCAGCCCACCGGCAGCCCGTACACGCTCACCGCCAACGGCGGCGTTTACTCGTACAGCGGCAATAACGCTACGCTGACCTATACGCCCATCGGGGCGTACACCATCGCCGCAGATGGCGGGACGTACTCGTACACCGGCAACGCGGCCAATGTGCTGTTCAATCGGCGGCTGGTGGCCGATGGCGGCACCTACACCTATACCGGCAACAACGCTAACACGCTGTTTGGTCGTCGGCTGGTCGCAGACGGTGGCACTTACGCTTACTCGGGCAACGCGGCAAACCTGCTGTTTAATCGGCAACTAATCGCAGACGGCGGCGTTTATTCGTACACGGGCAACAACGCCAATACGCTGTTTAACCGTCGACTGGTAGCCGATGGCGGCGTTTATGCTTACAGCGGCAACGACGCCGCGCTGATATATGCGCCCGTAGGTGCGTTTACGCTTTTGGCTGACGGCGGGGTTTACTCGTACTCGGGTAACAACGCCAATCTAGTATTCTCTGCAACGCCTATTGTGGTGATTGACACCCACGATGGCGATCAAAAGCGCCGCAAAAAGTTTGACGATGACACCGAAGCGCGAAAGCGGCGTCGGGCGCAGATTCAGGACGCATACGAGGTGCTTTTGGAGGGTCGCCCCGAGGTGGTGGCGGCTATCGCAGCCCCCTTTGTGGATGCGCCCAAAACGCCCGGTATTGCGTTACAGCCCGCGACCATAAATTGGGACGCGCTTTTGGCCGACTTGGAGGCTACCAATCGGCTTTACGAGGCGTATGTCGAAATGGATGACGAGGAGGTACTGTTGCTTTTATGAAACGCACCTACGTTTGGAATGACGGCGAGTTGGTCGAGCGGGTAAAGGGCAAGGGCGGGCAGTACCACTACGTTCAGTCCGATATCACGCCTTACAAGTCAATGCTCGACGGCAAGATGGTCACGTCCCGGTCGCAGCATCGTCGGATGCTGAAGGCTTATGGCTGCGTGGAGGTCGGCAACGATGACCCGACCAAGCATTACCGCGCCCCCGAAGTAAAGGACACCCGTAAAGAGCGGTTGATTGCACAGGTTCAGAGCATGACGCACGCCGAGGCTAATCGCATCCTCGACAGACTGCGTGACAATGCGCGATTCACCAATGATCCCCACAGGAGAAAGTGATGGAAGATACACGGCGCGAAAAGTTGGCAGAGCAGTTTGAGGGCGTGGAAACCGTAGCGGAGTTGTCGGGCGAAACACCCGTCGAAACGCCACAGGCGGCGCGTGATGAATCGGGGCGGTTTGCTCCGAAGGTAAAGGCAGACCC